TTGATATCGTTATCAGCTGTACCTGTTCTACCAACAGACATTAAAAGTCTATCCGCAGTAAATCTTAACGCTGAAGGGATTATAAGTTTAACTCCTTGCGCCGCGATTTTTAGGCCTCTTTCATCAGTAAATGCAGCAATGTCAATTAAAGACTGCTCTAATGATGTTTCGTTCAACTCAGCAGCAGTTGTCAATTCATTTGATAATGTACCAGCTAATGTAGGGTGGTCAGTAGCACAAAGCTCCTTACCATCTCCACCAGCAAAGTTTGAATCAAATGCGTTGTTCAATACCGCTGCGCCTTTGATATTCTTAGTGCTCGCCATAGATCTTGCTAACGCTTTTGTATATCTAGACGCAAGTCTGTCATACAAATTATCTTCGATAGCTTCTTCTGTGATTGCGAACGCTAATGCAATCGTTTCGTTAGTGTAACGAGCTGTGAAAGTTTCTTGCGCATCGTCGAAAGCTACACCTTGTCCTTCAGGTTTAACTGCCGCGTTTGAGAAACCTGCTAACATTACTTCCTCTTCGAAAGCTCTGTCTGAAGTTTCTGTGTCGAAAAGTTCATTCCACTCGTCCGCATATTGTTTGTACTCAAGTCCGAATAGTGCATTCAGACCTGGCTCTAGTTCTTTAACTAGCTGTGCTCTTGATATTGCCATGTTGTTATACTCCTATTCTACTATTAATTGTACAAGTTACTAGCTTGAGCTATTGATACTACAACGTTGCAACCCACTGCTGTTGCGTCATTGTTATCTGGATCATCTGCAATTCTCACAAGTTTAAACATGTGAGTAGTTGCTGCTCCACCACCAATGTCCAACGTAACAGTTGATTGTCCGTCTTTAGCATCCCCAGCTGTAAAGCTGTTTGTGTTATAGCCAGCATCACCGATCATAGCTTGAGTAACTGCCGCATCCGCTTTAATAGTGTACTCTTGTTGCGGATTGTCATTTACAAAACCTATACCGTCGTTGCTGCCTGTATTATAGTCAGTTCCAAATGTTGTGCTTGCTGCAACTGAATTAGCAAATGTTGGTTTGCTAGTAGAGCTGTTTATGAAAAAAGCTCCATTAAATACACCGATTAGAGGCGCATGTCCTGAATTGTCGAACGCTGCTCCACCTGCTCCTGTATCATCAGTTGTTGCGAAACTTGCATCTTGTAAATAACCTTGGTCGCCAGAAGCATCCTGGATAGACACTGGATTATTTTTGAAGATACCAACACCTAGGCCTGATTTGATTTTGTAGTTAGATTGACCAGAAGTTGCTGGAGTATTTCCAACAGTTGAAGTCGTTCTTAACCCAAAACCAGTCGTACTTGCATTTGCCATAGTTTAGTTTCCTTAATTATGTATTTAGCTACATAGCTAAATACGGTTTAATTTACTTTGTTGGGTAGGAATAGTTAAAAGATTAACTTTTCTTTGTACCACCAAAAGTTACACGAGTTTGTCGTTCACTATTGAACGGCATACTAGGGTGCTGTTCCTTCATAAGATTGGTATTAACTGCTTCTTCTTTATCATCGTTTTGCTTTTTGTAATAAGCATCGATTTGAAGCGCAATCTCCTCTGGTATCCTAGCCAGCAATAGGCCTCCCACTCCGATTACTCCAGCGTATCTGCCTTCATGTATCGATGGATAATTTGATTCAGGATATTCATCAGCTCTAACTAATTCCCATCCTTCTCTCAAAGATGATGCTATATTTTTAGCATCGTTTTGTCCGAGTATTTCGGAACGTATCCATTGATGTCTGTATCCAGTTGGCGCTGGTGGTGCATCAAGTGAGTTGGGTGGAGACCAAACTTTTTTACTTTCAGCTTTCGCTCTTGTTTGGCTCGCACGAGAAGTTTTTATTTTGTCATTTTCCATTTTATGCTCCTTCCGTGATATTTAATTGTTTTGCATAATCTTCAAGTGGCACACCTAATCTTTTAGCAATTGCTACCTGTGAAGGCGTGAGTTTGACAGTTTTTTTGCGTCCTGTTGAGGCTGAACGTTTAGCCGAGGCTACAGTTTGAGCAGGTTTTGCTCTTTCTGTAGAAGTGTTTTCTATCTTATCAAATTTATGCGGAAATTCAACTCTAATTCTTTTGTCAACTTCTGCGTAATATTCTTCAGATTTAGGATCATAACCTTCTTCTTCTACTAGCTTTTTATGTATGTCAAAAGCCGTATAAGTCATAGCTGAATCATTACCAAACCATGCATTATTAGCTGCCCATTCTTCTGCTCTGGGATCCGTTACCGGTGATTGAGTAGATCTTTGAGGAGTAATATTAACTTCTTTTTCCTCTTTAGGTGCTTCTGCTTGAGTTTTTAATGAACTTAAACGTGCAGCATCCATAGTTAAAGTTGCAATTTGTTCTTGTGCTTTAACTTGACCTTCAACATCTTGAGCTTCAATAGCAGTTTTTAACGCTTGTTTAGCTGCAGATAAATTAGTAGATACTCTACTTTCAAATTCAGACACATAAGATTTATCTAATTTAGATAATCTATTTTGTAATTCTGATTGTGATTTTTTAGCTGCTTCTGCAAAAGCTATGGCTTCTTCTTTTTGCCTCTCTGCTTCTCTCATTTTACGAGTAAGTTTAGCAATACGTTTTTGAACACTTTCGCTGTATTCTTTTAACTCGTCTTTTTTTTCTTCTTTTTTTTCAAGTTTAGTTTCTCTTTCATTTTCAAAAGATTTATCTACTTCTTTAGTAGGTTCTTCAACTTGTTCTATTTCAATCTTCTCTTCTTTAGGTGCTTCAACTTTTTCTGGTTCACCTTTATCATCTAAATTGATTTCAGTTTCTTTTTGATCAGCTTCACCTACATCAATTAGATCATCTGCTTTGTGTGCGTTTTCCGTCGGCATAGTATCCTTCCTATGTTAAATGTACCTAACACTTCATCATCGTTTAGTATTCGCACTTCTCCACCTTCTATTGGTAAACGTGAACCAGCATATCTGGCAAACATTACCCAATCTCCTAATTTACACCAAGGTTTATCAAATTTATCTTTGTCCTTGTATGCAAGATCTCCCATTTTTAAAACATAGCCACAAGTAGTTGCAATTCTAGCTTTATCTAATTGTTCTTGAGAAAATAATATTCCACCTTTAGTTTTTTCTTTTGGTGTAAAAGGTAAAACTAAAAGTCTATAACCGACAGGTTCTGGCAGTTGGCTTACCATATCTTGTATATTGTCGGGATCTAATCTTTTTGCGTGAGGTTCTTCTTTTTTTTCTTTGTCGTATTTTTCTTGAAGTGCCAATCTAGTTTTTGGTACTTCCTTTTCCGATGTCGATAACGTTTCCTTGTTCATCTTGCTCCTTGTCATTTTTTAGCAGGTTAGAGATTTCCTGTATTACTATTTGGTAGGCATGCGCCTGTCCTAACATATATTTGTATTTTTCCATGCTGTCAACCCCACCAGTAATCATACTATCTCCTATTTGTTGTAGAGTTGCATCTATTCTTCTTTTAAGTTTATCTATTAGTGTTAGTTCTTCTGATAGCATCTTTACCTTTCTTAAATATAGCAGCAACTTTAGATTTACCCATAACCTTGGCTCGCTGTTCTCCAACGGTTAGAATTTGAATTTTCCTAGCAAATGGCTTATTAATTTTTTTAACTTTCGCCACTGTTTTTCTCGCATCCGTCGGCGTTGCGAACTTGATTCCAACAGTGTCACGAGGGTTTTCATCAGTATAGAGCCTTCTACCATATTTTTTACCAGGATGTTTACCTGTTCCTTTTTTTGGATCTGCCACTGATAACTCCTTTTAATGTTTTAGCTTGTCCTGCGTGTAACTTAGAGGCTTTATTTAAACCTTTAATTACTTTTTTTATTTTTGCTTTTGCTTTTTTCATTTTTTCTCCTTATAGTTTAAAAGCTTGTAACTCTTTTAGTTTTTCTTGAGCATCTACAATTTTTTGTAAAAGTTTATCTATTTCTTCAATGTGTTGTGGATGTTCTCCAATACCAACAGAATTGTCTAAATAAATTTTTATAGTTGCATCTGCTGTTGATATCTCTGCAGTATATTTATCTTCTAACGCTTGTAATAATGCTTGTCTTAACATTTCCATCTTCTTCGTGCCTGACGGATACGAGAATTTGGATCATTTCTTGTTTTAGCTGAAGCTCGTTTTAATTGTCCGAGCGAACGTGCGCAGTATGATTTTCTACGTTTCGCAGCTTTTGATCCAGGTTTCACTTTTCCTGTCACGGCTGTTTTTAATTTAGAACCGGGATTTAATCTTCTGTAGGCTTTGACACCGGCTCGTGTCATGCCTGCTCCAGACTTTGTAGGTCTAAAGTTTTTTTTATTTCTAGCTGGCATTTGAGATTGTTTTCTCATTACAACATTCCTTTATAATAATTTCTTAAACTTGGATTTGAAACTTTTACTCCTCCTAAATTACCCTGTATGTAACTACCTCTATAATCTCTTTGTGCTTGTTCTATCATACCACCATCTTTCTTTTTAGCAAACGTTCTAGCTCTATCAGGAGTAGGTCCTTGATTAGCTTTCGCTTGTTTTCTTCTTACGGCACCCGCACGCTGCCCTTTGCTCATCGCTCTTGCTTTTGCAATAGGCACGCATTTTGGATAATTTTTTCTTTTTTCTCCACCACTTCTTCCACATTTCGGGTATGAGCCATCCGATTTTTTGTTGGCAATATCTACCCAATTTTCCTTCACCCATGCTCTTAAACCTTTTTTGGCCATTAGACCTCTATCATTGTAGTCATGTCCTCTATGACCATTCCACCTTCACGCATTTTTTTTCTTTTCTTTTTGCCACCTGGTGTAACTTTACCAGAACAAACAGCTGATGCGTACATGTTAGCATATGCGCTGGGGTATACCTTAAATTTTCTCTTCGCAGCTGCTTTACCTCTTGGACATAGTTTAGCCATTTTATTTTTTCCTTTTCTTATCTACGTTTTTTATTTTGCCTTTATTTTTAGACGCATAAAAAACTTGTTCTGCTTTTTTCTTACCATAAGTCTTTTTCATAGACTTCATGATTTTTTTACCTTTTGGGGTAAGAGGCATTATCTAACGCAACCTCCACCTCTCATAGCTTTACCCATTCCTCTTTTAGACATAACTCTGCCACCTTTTTTCATGTAGCCCATTTTATTTCTAACTTTGGTTGGAAGTTTAGCAAGACCTGGATTTTTTTCTTTGTCTACAGGTTTTAAAGAACCACCATCTTTTTTCTTGTTAAGTTCTCTAACGATTCTTTTCTTTTCGTCTTTAAGATTTCTTTTACCTTTTTTAGTAAAAGCTTTTTCAGAATCAACTCTACCAAGTTCTTCAAGTCTGTTCATTCTTGCAGTGTTAGCCATATTACTACCTATTAATCTTTCCAGACTTTTTAGCTTTTGAACCAAATCTTCCGTAAG